GCACGGCGCTCTGTAGTACCGAACAACAAGCGCGAAGCGATTGGTGTTACAGTGTCCAGCGTACCCTCAAGAGGTTGCGCAGGGTATGCCTTCATAAACTCTCCAGCACAGTAAGCAAAGCGCAGACTGTCCTTGTTTAAGAACCAAGCACGGTTATCGGCAAGGTCTGGATCCAGACGAACTTCCAAGTTACCAAACTTAATGGTCTGGAATCGTGTCTGAGCAGTACCGCCGGCTAGAAGTTGATACTGACCCTTTTCTACAAGGTAAGCCTCAAGTTCTTCGTACACATCAAAACCAGCAATAACAACGTCTGGCTTTTTGCGTGAGTTACGGTAGATGTCATTGACAACTGCGCGGAACGCAGAAACAATGTCAGTGGCACTACCACCGTTTGTGTAAGTCTCCAAACGAGTTGACTGCCAGTAATCTTTTCCAGCAGAGTTCGGGTTAATCCCGGCAACTGGAGACCAGTTCGCGTTAGCGCCGTCGAAGTATGCGTCAGACGAAGCGTTACCAAACACCATGTCCAGTGGCAACAGTTGACCTGTTGCGTAGGCTGAAGTGTTTTGATGTAGAGCGTTTACGATGAAGGTTGCGTGATCGGCGGTTGCGCCTTTTACGTACTCTTCAACCAAGTTCACGATCTGTTCAGGACCTGAGTTTTGGATTATTTCGTTATGCTTAACACGGAACGGTGTTATAATTGTGTCCGACCATTCGTAAACGGCTGAACCCATAACATCGTCAGATACTGTAGTAGCGTATGTGCCGGAACCGCTGTTATCGTACACAGTTGCGCTAAGATTTGCTGCCCGAATTGGAACAACAAGGCCGCGACCTGTGTAAGACTTTGCGATAGGCTTAAACACTTCGAGAACAGGGTGCGATAAAAGCACGTTGTCCACGAGTTGCTTCTCGTATTTTTGTAAAGTGGTCGTAAAGACCTGATTGAAATTATTGTCACCTAATGCCATGATATGAACCTCCTAAGTTCGTGTTTTGTGGTATTCTGATAGGGTGATCTTATCGTGGCATTCAGTTACGTTACTAGGAAGAAACTTCCCGCAACGCGGCCCTGATAACCGCATTAAGATCGGTGTTGTCGTCTACTGGTGCGGAACCTTTAGATCCGCTAGAATTCCGCCCAACAACCGAGGCGGTTTTCTTTTGTTTTGCTCGTTCAATACTTCTTGCTGCTTGCGTTTTCTTCTTCTGAGAGTCTTCATACTTAAGGGCCTTGTGTGCTGTCTTTAAGTTAGTTATCTCATTGTCATGAGCGTAAGTAGTAAGTCGTGAACGGAACGCATTTCTTTGCTTCACGGTTAAGTCAAAATTTTCTTCACTAAGGATTTCGTCAATCTGCTGCTCGTACTGATCAATGGCCTGTCGGACTTGTTGCTCGTACTCTGCTGCTTGAAGTTTGTTATTTGTTTCTTTATCCGTGGATGCTGCACGCTGCCGCAAACTGTTAACCTCAGACTCTTTACCCCATGCCGAGCGAACATCAGGCGTGATACCAAAAATGTCCATAAACTCACCATCTAACAAGTTAGCAGAAGCCAACTCTTTTATAAGAAGAGCAACTGCTTGCGTAGGGTTTTGCGTGTTTGCCGTAAAATGGGCAAGGACCTTTACTGGGTCATTGTCCCAAGCGCTGTCCAAACTTTGTAACGAACTTAGTGTATCACCAAACTGTTCTATCGTCTGTTCCAACTCTTGTCTTTCTGTAGCAAGTGCTTGAGCCTTACGGGTATAATCCGCTTGGCGTTGATAACCAGACTTCAACTCATCAACTGTTACGTCGATAATCTGTCCGTCTATCTTAACCTGAATTTTCTCCAGATCGTCGTCAGATAATGCGGAATCGTTAGACTCCTCATCGTTCTCATATAACTCATCGTCTTCATCGCTAACACCGTTAACAAGTTCGTCGACTGCCGTTTCCGAGTCCTCAAGTTCTTGATCAACACTTCCCATCTGATTATCCGTTTCCGGGTTCAAATCTAAAGTTTCTTTGATAATTTCACTAAGACTTTGCTCTGACATTATTTTCTCCTATCGAGTGCCACACTACAAGTTGTCCCGGGTTCGGGGTCCAGTGAGCGGATTGTTCGTAGATATAGTTTTATATCCTACTATATGCCGCGAGTGGGGATATAAAACTCCCCACTTTAAACATTTTTATTTTTTAGTATCTTCCTCAACGTCTTCTTCCTCTTCACCGTCTTCTTCTTCCTCTTCGGAGTCTTCGGACTTATCCATCTCCGCACCGCAACAAGGACACTCAACAGTATCAAGTTCCACCGTAGCCATAACCGCAGTACCACACTTCGGACATTCATACTCGGCACAGTACTCTTCCTCTTCCTCTTCTTTTTCCTTTTTGTCCTGATCTGTACTATACTTAACCTTAGAGTCATGCGCTGTCATCTTAACAAATTTTTTGTCAGAACTAGACATCATCTTTTCCAACGCTTCTTTCTTAGGGTTTTTATCTTTGTTAAATATTTTAAACATTACTGAACCTCCCCGTTCATAACAGACTCAAGCATAGCGTCAAGTTCTTCTGGTGGAATACCTGAAGCCAGTTGCTCAACCTCAGGCGGTAACCCGCCACCACCCTGATTGTTTCCCTGACCACCAAGTACAGACTGAAGCATAGCATCAAGTTCTTCTGGTGGAATACCAGCCGCAAGTTCCGCAATCTCGGGTGGTAAACCTTCACCACCCATCATACCCTCTTGCGGCATCATACCAGCCATCGGATCTTGCATCCCGCCCATCTCCGCGTCAGCCATCATAGAACCGTCCGGCATCTGATGATAGCCCTCAGGAGCCTGCTCAGGCTGCTGTGCCTGTTGTTCCGGTTGCTGCTGTTCAGGTTGAGGTTCCGGACGAACAAGAAGATGATCTGGGTTAAGACCCATATATGTGATCGCGGTACGTACAGCATTCGACGGATCGTAACCAAGATTTGTTAACGCTGGAACAATGTTATTTAAAATGTCAAGACCCTGCCCAGCGCGAGCAGCAGGGTTTATAGCCTGCGTTGAACCGCCTTCCGCTTCAACAGAGAACTCTCCGTCAATATCCTCAGCAGATACCTGCAGCCACGTAGGGGCATTAGGACCGGCAATGCGGATCGCTTTACCCTCATCAAGGAACTGTTGACATAGAGCAAGTACACGAGTTCCGATTTCTCGTGATGCTTTTTCTACGTTAACCATTTTTTCCATAGAGCGTGTAGTTTGCGCACCATCAAGAGACGCCACTGCGGTAGCGGGAACTCTGGACGCGGAACGGATAGATCCGGCCTGAAGATCCGAGATACCTAAAATCTGTTGAACATATCCCTGCAGTTTATCTTCCATGTAGTAGTTATCTTGAGGAGTAGCGAGACGTTGCACAGGTTGCAGCACCTCACCGATAGTTACGTTATTTGGAAGATCAATAGGAATCACCTGATCGGGTTTAGCCTCTTGCAATGCCCGTATAACCTCAGGTGTAAGAACCTTACGGTTAATGAAATATTTGTTACCTACACGTTTAAGGTCTTGAATTTCCGCGTTCATAATCTCGTTGATCATCAACTGAATACCAGCAACGTTCTCTACATCTCCGAAACCCCAAAATGTAGAACCACCATCAGAGAAGTTACGCATATGAACAAACGGCGGATATCGGTGAGCGTACGGTATCGGACCTTCGTACAGTGCAACCTCAGCATCTTTTTGAAAGATACATAGTGTACGGTCACGCATATCATAAAACTCAAACACAGTCACGTAAGCAAACGTGCTAGGTAGATTCTGTGCTTCCATGTTAAGCATATCTATAGTAGCAGGATCCATATACGATGTATCGGCTCTCAAATTTTCTACTGCCTTTTTGTTAAACATGTCGTTACTTTCAACTTCGTCTTTAGGTACACGAATACGTTGACATACCCAGCGTGCCGTATTCATACGTCGCGCGTCAGCCGGAAGAAACATGTCGTACGGTGCAACATACTCTACGTAAGGTTCGTCCGTTTCCACAATATGTTCTGTTAAAGATACCGCCTCAACTATCTGATCAACAAGTTCCTGATCCATAGCACCAGATTCCATATATCCCATTTCTTGCGCGGCAGCCATAGCCTCATCTGTTTGCACAGCAACTTCTTCCGAGGTGCGATCACGCGTAGATTCAGAGTACGCCCAACCTACCTTAGAGAACGCGTTACCACAAATGACCATATCTTGAGTCATGTCACGTAACACAGATGTAGCGTCAGAACGTTTCCAAAAATAATCTAAAACTGCTTTCGCGGTAACACTGTTAGTTTCCACCACCAGCGGATCTCCGCCTACCGGCGTAATTATAAACTTAGGGTCACGTGCAGCAACAGAGTTGATAACAAGAGTCAAGTGAGGCAACAACATGTTGACCGTGCGAAGAAACGCACCGGGAACAGGAAACGGTAAGATACGAGAAATGTCAAGTTGAGTTATCTCACGCTGGGCACCAGTACGATACAGAGACTCCAAGACCCGCCAATGCTGATGTACTGGCTCCATACGCCGGATAGCGTCGCTTAACGCCGCTTGTTTGTCTGCTAATGTGTACTTTGATTTATATTCTGCCACTGTAACCTCTTGGGATTTGTAACTGCTCACTATTCATTGTTATAGCCTGCACAACCTGATGTTTATTTTCTTCAAACTCTGCGATGGCTTTATCTCTTTCTTCATAATACTTTGATAAGTTTAACGTAGACTGTCCGCCCCATATAACCTTCTCCTTACTAGCCGTCACTGGGGAACTTTCCTCAAATTCTTCTATAAGAACCCATATAGATATTGCTAAACTCATAACAAGGTCGTCATGACAGCCAACATCCGCCGCATACCGCACCGTACCACTTGCAGTTTCCTGAGCAACAAACTGACCCAACTCAACCCGCAACTCCGGATATAGACCCGATAAAAGTATCTCACCGTCAGTTACCGTCAAATACTTTGCCAGCCTATCTATAACCGCTCTACGTCTATCTACCGTCATAGGGAACGCAAACATGCGGGCCGCCCTAGAACGTTTAACTCCGGTCTGCTGATGCACATACGGATTAGGGTAATCTAAATGTCGATGCAACTCGTTAACAGCAAGAGCACCCTGACCACCTTGATCTTCCACAGCCATAAGAGCAGCCCAGTGTTTACCCGCAAAGAACCGTCCCAGCCTATCCAAAGACGCCGCAAACTCTGGAGGCTGAACAGTGTTCGAACGGTAAAAACCTAAAATTTCTGGATAACCAAACTCATCCAAAGTAACCACATGAGCCGTAGCATAGTCCCTACCAACACCCTGCGAAGGGTCAGCGCCCACAACATAGAAACCATTAGGGTCAGGTTCCACAGTTGTTAAATGCAGCGGACCATTAGGATCAGGTTCAAACACAATAGTTTTATCATCACGCCACGCCAAATCACCCCGGAACGAAAAATTTTCTAAAGTATCCTCAGTAGGCAAACCTACGAAACGTGGACGTCCAGACTCACGGAAAGCCTCCTCGTCGTTAGAAGGATACTCTTGAAAGAACCGCCACGGTTGATCCGCGAACTCTCTCCGTTTACCGTCGTACCGTGTACGGCACGGTGGGCTTTCCGTTTCCGTACCTGAACACCAGTCACAATTTTTGTCGCAACGCATAAACGGTGAAACACTCCAAGGTTTAAAGAACGCCACAAACTGTGATTCGTTCAACTTAGATAGACGATACGTTTTAGCGAAACGATTATATGCTCCACGTGCAGTAGAAATAATCATCATCGATCCGCCCGCGTCAGTAGTAGGCAACAACGTACGTAACACATCTTCCTGTAACGATGCCGGTTCCACAAGGGCCGCTTCATCCCATAAAACAAACGAAGCCGTTTCACCAGCGAACACACCATTAGTAGCAGGGCTTGCCTTAAGATAGGATACCATTCCGTCTACAGTTTCAAAAGATATACCATTAGACGAATCGTTCTTTATAGATGGTGCGCGTACCTTCATCCAGTCCGGTAAAAACTGGTACGCCAACCGTGCCTGCGCCAAGTTTTTGTTACTAGATTTCTGTGTTTCCGATACAATCAAAATGTTAGCACCCGGTCTAAACAACGCCAACCATAACGCATGCGCCATACCTAACGTAGTAAACCCGATCTGACGTGCCTTCAACGCAACCACAAAACGTTGCCGTTTAGTTAACTGAAGTAACTCGCTCTGATAATCAAACAAAGTAAACCGTGTACGACCACGCGGATCCTGCTCCGACGGAACCCAAACATATGTGTTAACAAAATACTCTTCATCGGCAGCACAACGACGCCATTCAAGTTCAACCCACAACTGTTGAATACGACGCTGACGTTTATCCATTACGACCCCAAGAACGAATATGCCACACACCCGTAACATTATCGCTTATACGCACATGCTTACCACCGCACCAGCAAACCACCGGAAAATTCGGATCCTCCCCCATTTCCGACTCCGGACGTACCGTACCATACCAGTACTGTAAATGCAGTTTCTGATCATCCAAATCACTTTCAGGGAAAACGTGGACAACGGTTATCATTTTTTTATCGCTCAACTGTCCAACCTGCTTTACGTAACGCCTCAACAACCACAGTCTCACCAAGTAAAACCAAAGTTTCAGATACAAGAACACTAAGATCCTCCCCCGCTAACGTTGTTGTACGTGCCGCGGTTTCCTCCTCCACAAAAGGTTTACCGTAAGTTTTAAAATATAACTCCAAAAATTTTGGGTTACCTGTCTTCGCTCCTTCGAGCAGAGTTGCCTTAACTACCTGATAATCTCCCTCATCCGCTGATGCTATAGTCCCGTCAATAACATCGACTACTCTAGTTACCTTAGTTACGTTAGCGATCTCTTCACGCCTAACAACAAACTTCGGGTTATCTTTCCAGCGTCTCAACGTACGGTCAGTAAGATTTTTGGTACGTGCCCATTCGACATCTGTGACAACAGATCCGCGTTCAACCTCAGGAGTCAATGACCATAAGATATACTCGTCCCATAGCGGGTTTTGTGGTGTAACGCCAGTTTTCATAAGTATAGTTCCTCCGTCTTTATAGCAAATCTAAAATCAACAAACACACAACATATAGTGCGCATGTGTTAGAGGAATACACTGACACCGTATCAGTATTGGCTCTGTAAGGAGCCAATCGGTTAACCGTCACCTGAGCGCATAGGCGCTCGGATAACGGAACCGGTAACCTCGTCTCGGAGGGTTTACATTAGCCGCGTGTGGGGATATAAAACTCCCCACGGTTACTGTAACACCAGAACGCAGGAACCCCGTTGGGGTTCCCGTGTCCCGGACACCGGGTTTAGACTGTGCCGCAGTATAGCAGACAATATAAGACACAAAAACAACAAACACACAACAGTGCTATAGGCGGACATAAAACAAAAAAACATCCCAAATCGGACAGAAAAGTCCGCCACAATGTCCGTAACTCCGGACACCGCAAATCCGGTACCTGTCCGCTTCGCAAATTGAACAAAAAATGTCGGAAATCCAGTATATATATACCAAGGCCCCCCGCCTCGGGGGGGAGACGGGGGGGTCCTGACGGGGTACAGGCAACCGTACACCGACCACCGCCAACCGACACCGTCCGAAACAGAACAGACGGGGAGAGCACGGGGGGAGGAGCCAACTCTGAAAAGACACGGTGACTGTGTGTACCGTTATCGGTACTGTGTGGTTGCTGTTGATGTGTGTACCTGTAACGGTACTTCTGTTTGGGACGGGTGTGCGGTGTTCCGCTCCGCGTTGCGGTGTCGGTGACTGTTTCGGTTGCGGTATGGTCCGTGGGTGTTTATGTTTGTCAAGTAGGTTGACCATGTTTCTTGTTGTTTGTTTGTTGGGAAAAAAGTTTGGGGTATACCATGCGTTTTAGAGGGTGTGGGGTAACAGTGATTAAGGTAAGGTTGAGAAAGCAAAGGGCATAAGCCCTGAGCGAGTCCCTCAACAAATAACCTAGGAGGTTATAATGAGTAAAGTTAGTTTAGAGTTTGTAAGTCAAATAGGAGATAGTATTTGGTACTCGGCTTCTGTTAACGGGTTCCGCAATATCGGTGCCAGTTATAACATGTGCACTAACACCGCGTCGGTCGAGGGCGGAGGCTTCCGCCTTCAGGAAGAAGACGGTTCGTTCACGGAGGTCCCTGCTCCTGAGGGCTTTGCAGAAGCCCGTGAACTTATTGCGGAAGCAGTGAACGAAGAGCGGATGCGTTTCTTGAAGGAGTTCTTTAAGATGTAAGTCTTGAGTCCGACCTATTAGCGGACTCAAGCCACCCAGCGCGAAGAGCGTGGTCCTTCAATGGGCACTGGGTACTAGCACTACGAAGTAGTGTGCATCTAGCCTATCACAATAGGGCTAGTGAACTAGCCAGCCGTAAGGCAGGAGGTAGATTGTGAATGAAGCACTGTTAGTTATGGGCGCCTTGAAAAGAGCCTACTACGATTGGGCATTCAGTGAGAAGGTCCGTCAGAGTAAGCAGATTCAGTCTCTAAACTGGGCTGAGGTAATGAGGATACAAAAGCAGGTCAAGGCTCTTGTGAAGACCATGTCGGCCGATGACCGCGCGGAGTTCAATGCGAAGATTGTTGCTGACGGCGACAACGGGTTGCTCGGAGTCAGTTAAGTTAAGTCTTGAGTCCGACCTATTGCGGACTTGAGCCACCTGAGCGCCTAGGCAACTAGGGCGTGGTCTGCAAAGACAACTCAG